CGATTTATTTCAATAATACGCTTCATTTTATCCCCTCATTATAGAATTGATAATTTTTTCAATTTTGTTTTCTGGAGTTTTAACTTGAACTGATTCATTTACAGGTCTCATAAAAGCACCATGTGTAGATGGATTTGATACGAAATCAAAAGCAATAAGTTCAAAGTCAGGTTGAACTTGAACGGTGTCTGCTTCTTGCATTGGTTCTACTGAACCTAATCCTCTTGAACTGATACCAAGTTTAATACCTGATTTAAATAATTCTTTTAAGATGTTACCGGCTGGTGTTGAAAGAACTTCTACAGTTCCTAATAAGTCATCACCATCCCAATGCATCTCAATAATATTATGTGAAGCATTGTTTAAGTTAACAACGGAACTATCAGGATGGTCTAACTCACCTAATGCTCTTCTTTCTGTTACTTGTTCTGATAGATACTTAGATACTTCTTTTAAAAGAACTTCTCTTGGGTATACTCTACCATTTTGATTTTTGGATTCTGCTCTTTGTAAAACACCCTTTACAATTAAACGACCATCGTTTTCTTTTATAGATTCATCAATTTTATTTCTTGAAATATCAAAAGGTCTTACATCTACTAATAATTTTTTATTCATTATTTTACCCTACGTTTCCTGTGTATACAAAAGTTACATCACCTACTGTTCCAGCAGCATCTGTTTGTCTCCAAGCAATCGGATTGATATCTAAACGAATAGGACCAGCAGCATCATCCACTACTGAACCAGTTGTGTATGTACTAGCACTACCGGAAGTATAAGCAAAAGCATATGTTCCGTTCATGTTTATCAAAACATAGTTTGGTCTATCTTGTATTGTTTCCTTATCAGGTGTTGTTGCCTTACCATGAGCACTTAAAGGTATTGCCTTTGGTTGTGATTTTAAGTTATTGTTAGGATCTGCTTCGTACCTTGACATTTATTTGCCTCCCCAAGAGCTTCGTTTTACCCAAATATCAAAAAGAATATCTGAGACTTCTTTTCTTATTTGTTTTTTAATTTTATCTAAATCTTGTTTTGATACATCTTCATCTATAAATTTGTATCCTGTTTGTTTTTCAATATTTTTCTTTCTTTTCTTTTTCATCTTACCAAAAGCTTTTGGTGTATTATAGCCATCAACACTAGCAGTAGTAGTTATTTCTTTTAACTTCTTCTTAAATAAAGTACTTGCTAGTTCTTTGACTAATGAATTAAATTTTGCTGAGTTCTTTGTCAAGTTCATAGTATCTCAAAAGTTGAACAACTGAATTATCATCAGTTTGTTTTGATTCATTTAAACAAAATTTATCAGCACAATTAATTGCTTCTTGTAACTTTATTTTTAAAACTTTATCCTTTACTTTCTTTACTTTGGAATTTAATTTAGTTTTAAGTTTTGGTATTTGAGTTTCTACGAACACAGAAAAGTTGTTTGTATTAGAAATATTACTAATGTATTCTTTAAGAACTTTTTTTTGTTGGTCTGAAAGATTAGTATATTTGTTATTGAACTTTTCTAAAAGTGTTTTGTAAGAAAGAATTCTTAAATCTTTATCTTTAAACTCTTCTGGTACATAAGACTTTTCTTTCTTGTGTCCCATAGTAGTTACATTCTCTACAATAATAAAGTAACTTTCAGTTTTTTCGTCAGCACTCATCTCGTTGATACCTTCAAACAACTTGTATGTAGAAGCAAATACTTTATAATCTGGAAGTTTTGAACTGAAAAGTTGATTTACATCATAAGATTCTTTTATAGCAGCAATCGTGTTATACTTTTCTCTTCGTAAAGCAGCGTTATTTAAAAGTCCTCTTTGTTTAATTACTTCTGATAAGAAAAAATCAGCTTTCTTGTCTGATTTAAATTTCTTACTCATAATTAGACTATACAAAGCCAATTCTTTACCTAACTCTGTATGTTCATTAAATTGTTTTTTAATGATTTTAAGAGCCGGTGACTCCTTCTTTTTGTTTAACACATCTACTGTTACTTGTCTTAATAAGAACTCAAATAGTAGTCCTGTGTTTCTTAATTTACTATGTTTAAATTTGCTCATATAATATTTTCCAAAGTATTTTGATACAATTATTCATATATAAATATAACAGAATTTAGATAAAGTAGGTAATTACTCTTTTATTATGTTATCTTCACTTAACAATGATGAATTCTTTTTAGGAAACTTTTCTTTGAGTTGGTCTAATATACCTTCTCTAGCCATCATAGTACTAGCTTTTGATGTAGCTAATGGAGATTTACCTTTAAACTCTCTTTTTCCATAAGACCTATCGACATCTTTTAAACTTTCATGTCCATACTTATCTTTCATTGTATCTCTATCTTTAAAAGGATCTTTTTTACTTCCACCCCAATCACCTTTTCTACTTACAGAAAAGTCGTCATCTTCATCTTCGTTTTCTTTTGGTGCTGGTTCTTTAGCAGGATCACTTCCTTCTGATTCTATTTGTTCTAATCTAAACTTTTGTTTTGTATCATCTACAATACCCTCGTAAATATCAATCTGTTTCTTTTCAGAAAAATCAAATATGTTATCGTAAATCCACTCTCGTGAAAATAGTTTTGTTTCCATAGCTTTTTCAGCTGCTTCTATTTGTTGATTTAATAATTCAAGTTTTTCTTGCTCGTGAATCATAGATGGGTTTTGTAGTTCTAAACTAAAGTCAATTAAGTCTGAATCGGTAAATCCTTGTGAATAAAGGTGAACGATACCAATCTTTGTTAATTCACTAACAACAATCTTCTGTAATCTTTCTATTGTTCTAGCAAACCTTACATCCTCAGCAGCCAATGTAGCTTTACCACCACTTAGACCTTCTTCATATCCTAAGAAAGCCTTTGGTATTCTTAAACTAGCCATTAACTTGTTTCTTAGATACTCAACATCTTCTATAGCATCATTATTAGAAAGACCTTGTAGTGTATCTATCTGTGTTCCACTATCTCCACCACGAACTGGTAGGAAAAAGTCTTCAGTAACAGACTCTACATTATATTTTAAGTTATATTCACCTGTATTTTGGTCAATAACAGGAGTTTTCTTCATCTTGTTGATGATTTTTTGCATAAACTGTTCAACTTCTCTTGGTGGTATGTTTCCAACATCAATCTTGAACACCCTTTTTTCAGGTGCTCTCATGATACGATGTATTAACATAGCATCTTCCATCAAAGTTAATTGTTTATAAATCTTTCTTCCGTTTTCCAATAAAGAACGACCATATGGTAAAAAGTTTGTATCAGATAATACACGGAAGTGAGCTATCTCATAATTTTCTTTTATTTCTTTTTTATCTTCGTTTATTTCAAACTGAATAAGTTGTGGGTTAGCAGGATCGTGGTCTTCTAACCTTGTAATCTCATAAGCAGAAATAGGTTTTACATTTACTACTCCGTATTTATCAACAATATCTAATTGAAGATAAAAATCTCCATACTTAGTCATGTTACGCATCCAACTCCACAAGTTAAACTCGATATTCATAACATCATAAAACAAGTTATGTAAAATCTTTTGAACTTGAACATTCTCACTTTTAACTTTTAATGTTTCCCCTTCGATGTTATCAATAGTTGATTCATCAGAATAGATATCAAGAGCAGAAGCAATAATCGGGTCTTGATCCATTAACTCATAATCTCTAAACAAGTCTCTTTTTTGAATCTCATAAGCAGCTCTTCTGTTTTGAGCAGTTGCATATGGATTTGAGTAGTTGTTTTGCATCATCCGACTATATCGGTCAATAAAGTTTGTTGTTAAACTTGTTTGTGAGTAGTCTAAATCTTTTACTACCAATCGATTATCATCAGCTTTTCTGATGATAACATTAGATTGAAATAATCTACCAAGTCGTGTAAATAAATTGTCTGCCATGTTTTACCCCAATAGCCAAGATAAGTCTTCTTCTTCGCCGTTATTAAGTTTTATTTTATATGGATTATCTTTTGGAACATTGTTTGATGTCATTACTGCTGAGTTTCCATTTAAACTTCCAATAGAACTTACCAAACTACTTTGAAATTCGTTTCTTTCTGATTGAATACGAATCGCAGTATCCCTAATCCATAATAAAATAGAATAAGACATAACGAGGTCATCGTTATATCCATCTAATGCTTCAGTTTTACTATTCTTATATATAAATACAAAAAGTTCATCAATTAAACGAGTTGATTTTATCTTTACCATTTTTTCTCGTGTATATTCTTCCATTTTAGCAATAATTAATGGTTTAGACTTCATAGTTGTTGTGAAACCTGGTATTTTGTTTCTATCTATTTGTCTATATCTGTTTGTATGTTGAACATCTTCATCTACAATAAGGTGATTTTTTTCTTGATAAAAAAGATTTTCATATCCTCTATCAATAATTGTTTGTAATGTAGCCCAACCTATGTTATTGTTTTCAACAACAAGTAGGGCATCATTATATTTTGTAGCTAACTCAATTAAAAAGTTTCCAAACTCGGTTGTTCCTAACTGACCTTTGTATTCTGCTACTTGTTCCATCTCTTCTATATCAAATACTTGAGCAGTGCTGTAATCAGTTCCATCTCCTCGAGCAACATCAGCACTAACCAAGTATTTTTTAGCATAATCTGGATATCCCCATATCCATAAGTTTCTATCAAACCCACTTTTCTCTGCTGGTTCACAACACATATTATCTTTATACCAACCCAAGATGAGAGGATCAACAACTGAACGACCTGAACTAAGAAAGTCAGCATCACATTCTTGAGCAGCTTTACTTGGACCTAAATTCTTATCTTGTTCGTCTCTCCAATTTTGATCTCTATCGGGATGGTCTGTCCAGTGAAGTTTGATTGTATTAAATTTATTTACACCATCTTTAGCATCCATCCAAGTTTTATGAAACCAATTACCAACACCATTAGGAGTTGATATGCCGATACAACGACCACCGGTAGCTAATGTCTGTTGAGCGGCAGTCCATATAATATCAATCTTATCAATGAAAGCAGCCTCATCAAGTATTAATAGAGACAGAGCTTCAGAACGACCAGCAGACTCATTAGAAGCAATAGCTTTTATCTGACTTCCGTTTTTAAATATAAGTGAAAGTTTATTGTTTTCCACAATAGCAGTTTTTAACCAATTAGGTAAACCCTCATACATAATACGAACTTTTGTTACTAAGTTTTTTGCTGTATCTTTTGATGTAGCAATACATAGGATGTTTTTATCATTGTGAAATAACATCATCCATAAAGCATAAGCAGCACTTAGGGTTGATATACCTAACTGACGAGATTTTAGTACAACATTATAGTCGTGTTTCTCAAACTCATCTAATACATCATACTGATAAGGATATAGTTTAAACTTTATCTTACCTCGTTGTGGATGTTGGATAGTACAAAACTCATTGATAAAGTAACTAGGACTTTTAGCACACTTTACATAGTTTTGTTTTATCGCTTGTTTTAAGTTACTCATATTTTATTTAAACCTTGTTCGTGGTTTCCAATAGCAGTTGCTATCGTATCATCAAATGGACTATCTGATTTTTCTACACCATCCATTTCAGATTCATATTCAGAAAGAACAGCTTCCCATCTTTTTTCTTCTTGTTCTTTTACCCAATCTTTCCATTTAGTAGTTCCACTTCTTTTATCTTCTCTTTTTAATTTCATCTCAAAATCTATTTGACAATACTTACATTTTTTAAATCTATTATAAGTTTGTTGGTCAATAGTTTTAAGGATTAGTTTTTCACAATCATCACATTTGTCAAATCCTTTTGGTGGGATCTTGGTGATTTGTTGTCTTTTACCATCTACTTTGGTAAATTTTCTACCACTTGCTTCTTCCCAAATCTCACCTTCTTTTCTCATCTGAATAGTTTTTGGTGTGTATCCAATTCGTGGAGTTCCTCGTCCACCAACACCAGCTATTAATTTTTTTACTTTTTCTATATTCTTACCCATAACCTATTCTCCTAAAAAAACATCATTCCTGTTATTTGATTAACTGGAGCAAAAGCACCTGTAAACTTGTAGGTGTTTCCCTTGTACTTAAAAACTATACCTTCGGTTGGAACAATAGCATCAAATCCACCGATAGCATTTAATCTATCTAGTTGTATTTTTAATCTATTTAGTTTTTTTATATCACCACCACTTCGTATAACTTTTATAGCCCCTTGTACTTTCTTTCTCATATTTTGAACTGATTTTGCTGGATTTACAGCCATCCAACCATCCATGTTTTTTAATATTGTAGCACCAACATCAAAAAATAATGTTTCAAATGGTTTCATATTTTCTTTAACCATTTTAGCATGGTCATTTTTATCAGTAGATAATACCCATTCTAAAAATTTAGGATATTCTTTTAATTGTTTTTTCATCTGAGGGATCTTGTATGATTTATCAAAGAAAGCCCATCTCTTTGTTAACTTAACTAGAACCTCATTTGTTATGTTTGGATAACCGGTTTGTTTAGCACCATTTAAAATCCACTCTTGCCAATACATTTGATGATACATAGATAGTGTATCGTTATCTTTTAAAGCATATTGCGATTGTAGTTTATTTAACCTACCTAAAAATTTACCCTTTAGTTTACCAAAGTCTTGATGCTTAGGCACATCCATAAAATGTGGTTTTTTAATCTTGTAATGTTTCTGTATGTTTTGATTAACTTGTTTTATCATACCAGCTAACATTCTAGCACTATCTTTTGCTTGTCCAATCACCCTTGCATTATCATCATATTCCATTGTTCCATGAAACATCAATTCTGTTATATCATAGTTAACAACATTCTCACTAGCAGGCCACATTACTTCTAAACTCATCCATTTAGAACCCTCACCGAATATTTTGTTTTGTTGTTTATCACTTAAAGCACCTATTGCTTTACTTAAATCTCTTACTGCATAAACAAAAGCATCTCTGATATCACCTCTTCCTTTAAATTTACTTTCCACATCTTTTATACTTAAAGCAGTTTCACCTTTGTTTTTTATATGTCCTTTATTACGAGCAGAAATTAACTTACCATCTTTCCAACTTATCATTAAGTTTTGACCATCTGTTTTTTCTGTAACATTATCTTCACGATTTAATTGACCACCTAAACCCAATGTTATTATATTCTTTAAATCTTTAAATGTTAGGTCCTTGTCATCAAATGGATGACTCATGTGTCCGTAGGCTCCGCCCATTAATAATAACTCCTTTCCGTTTTTTTCTAAATTACTTGTAAGTGAATAAACTTCTTTTACTATATCATATTCATCGTGTTGTTCATTTCCTCTATTAGCATCCACTTCATCTGGCTCTTCTTTTTTTAATTGGTCTAATGTATTTTTACTATGTTTAAGAACTGACTTTCTTGATTTTTTAAGTTTGTCTGTATATTCATAATCTTGATTTTTTAAAATCATATCAATGTGGTCTAACCAATGATTCCACATTTCACTTCCAACTAAATCTAAATCATTAGCAGCACTTGGAGAAGCTGCTCCAGCAGGTCCGTATGATACTGAACCTATTGGACCATTTGGATATTTTGGGATATCAAACTCTTGACTATAATAGTTTTCATCATCAATTAAATTCTTAGCAATCTCCCAACCCAATCTACCAGCTTCCTTCTCACCCCTAAGTAAGTAAGATTTTAAACTTGATATGAAACCAGGACCATCATCTACCCCATCTGATTGAGTGCTTGTACTTTCAAATAAACCACGATAAACCTCATATAGTTTTTTAAACTTATTGGTCATCATATTATACACACCTTTGTCGTAATATCCAAATGTTTTTTTAAAAAACTTTACTTTTTCTTTATCATCTACTTTTGGATTACCTAACATATCTCGTGTTTTAGTTCCACTTATGTTTCCGACTTGAGGAGCAGTTATAATGTATCCGTGTTCTTCAAACCCTTTCATATCTTTAGTATAAGGTTTAAAATATTTACCACCTAACCTACCAGCATCCTTTCCACCAACAACATAAACTACTGCTGTAGTTTTAGGATCAAATTTGTTTAATAAGTTTTTTGCTACATATGGTGACTTTTCCATAATGATACGATTTTTTGGAATACCAACCTTTACCATATGTCTAACTTTTTCTTTAAAGTTCATAGGATGACGAGGTGGT